GTGGTTCCCTTTCGGGTTCCTACAGGTTGCTACTTTCCTCGCTTTCAGAGGTTCTCAACTGGATCGTGATGTTCGATGCCATGAGAGCTGTTAATTTTAAGTAGCGTTGATCCCTAGGGATCGTGCGTCTTTTGACGCGTGACACTTTGTGTGTCGTTGTCACTTCGTGACGTGCACTTTTGTGCGTGGCCTCTTGTGGCCGTGCTCGCCGGAGCGTTATAAACGGGACGGGTTTGTTTGCGTGTATTGTTTACATTACTTTGGTTAAGTAGATCCACGCTATGCGATACTGGATCAAGTCTTTTTGCGGGTAAGACTTTAAAGAAACGTTCGTGATCAGGCTGAAACTTCAACTTTAGAACGGCACTAAACCACGTTGGGGGTAGTCACCCTGTATCGTATCCGGTTTAGCATTGTTGGAATTGCCAAACGGCAGCCCGTATGCCTCGGGTTATATTGTTTTAGAACGTTTAGGGCTTCCCACCACTCGGGACGAACCAAAATGTCTTCAACGTATGTTATACAGTCGGCATCTGTTTCTTGCCGGAGAGGTTGCATAGTGTCCTCATACCCACACAATGCAAAGGCGTGTTTTGGCCGTTGGGTCGAAACGAAGTCTCAGGAGGTTTCGCCACCATCTGACGTACGGGTTGTACGAAACATCCCATCTGCTACACTTTCTGTGCCTGAGAAGGAAAAATCTGTTCCGGTTGAATCTTCTAAACCTAGTTTAGTCATGGCATTTCGCATGACTAAGAGGATTGCCACGTCTTTGGTAGATATTGAGAATTTCGAGGACATCGAAAATTTTAGTATCTTGCGCAAGCGGGCTTCAGGCCAAGGTCGAAAGGGTCTTCATTGTGAAGATTGCCAAAATGATCACCTTGGTATGAAGCTTTATCGGTTTACCTGCACTCTCTTCGATTGTCGAAACAAGATTGTCTGTGGTACCTGCAGGCACCGCATCGAAGAGATCGCCGAAGAAAAGCGTTGTGACGAGGAGTACGGGAAGAGGCAAGTGTTCACTGAGCACAACTTCCCTTCTTCATGTTACGTTGTTTCGTCAGTGAAGCCTGCAACGTCTGTCGCAATCATTGAATCTCAGGTTCAAGAAGTTGCCTGCATCCCGGTATTGGATTGGTCAAAATATCCTGTTCGACTTCACATTCCTCAGCCAAGGAAGTGCGAAGAAGAAAAGTTGGTTGCGGCCATTAACCTCGGTTTTGCTCGTGGTGGTGATAAGTTGGAGTTCGCTTCGATTCTTCGGTCTTTTAGATCGAAGGGATTCGAAAATAAGAAGCGATCTTCCGGCAAGTTCACCACCTCAAAGAACATCCCGGTTTTCCGTTTGGAAACTTCAAACCGTTTCCAATCCGGCGATGTTTCAATTGAAAACTTGGGTGGTGTGTCCCCTTTCATTGGTTTTGTACCTGAACGCCGTGTTCGCAAAACTAATGTTAAGAACGATCGGTTTGCTCATTGGATGGAGGCGAATCTTCTCCGAAAGAAGATTCAACATACCTTGAAGCAGAAGAGAATTGTCCGGTCTAGTAATAGACATGAGTTGACAATCTCTTCTCGTTATGAGGATTTAAAAACCTTCGTTTGGAAACACTTCGGTCGTGTTTCAACAGAAGGTTATTTCAGAGCGTCGGTTGTGGATGTGTCCTCTAGGTTTAACTGCCCGTCAAGACCTTTTTCCCTTTTTTGGGAAAACGGGAAGGTTAGCCTGTTGGAAGGTGGTCAGGGCAAAGGCATTTCTGTCTATGTCAACAGTCGCATTTTTGCGCACCTTGGGGACGAAGGCGCCAGCCGACCTTTGAGTCCGACCTCTTCAATTTCTTCTCGGATGGATGAACTTCATAGGAGACTTTCTAGTGGTCCTGCGGTGATTGATGCTTCTAGACTCTGGGGAACTGATGAGCAGAACACTCAGATTCAGTTTAACCAACAAGTTATCAACCTTTCGAGCTCTATTAGGCCAAGAAGAGAGTGGGATTCCAGTGAAGTGATTCAAAAGATATGGAATATACTTTCGTTTTCACCAACGTACATGAATGCTGTTACTTGCTTCTTTGTGGCCCTCACTTGGAAACAGAGGTACAACTGTCCTCTGAATGAGATTCACATCAATTTTAACAGGAGCACTAAACAGATAGAACGAATGGATGTTGACACAGAGATTTCAACAGGAGGTAGATTGATGTTCTACGTTGATAATCGTCCTTTGTATCACTGCGGTGTTTCCTTGAAAGAAAATCTTTGGGAATTGGTAGCTCGTAAAATGATTAGAGATAAGATAGGGTTAAATTTTTCAGAACTTCCTGTGCTTTCCGATGTTTTGGTGTTTAACCCTTGGTTTACCCACCGGTTTCTTGGCTTTCGATTCGCCATTCAAGTTGGTGATGATCGAATTTTCGCGAGAGGTTATGACTTCATAAGGCCAGACACCCGGCCAGGCCAAGAAGGGTTCATATCAGTTCGCCAGCACGTCGATTTCTGGAAAATCGCAGATGGTGAGCGACTAGTTCTGACCCCAAAGGGAATGGCAAAAGTGTTTTGGAGGAAACCCAAGTTTGAAAAGTGGAGAAGTGTGATTGCAAGGTCAATAGGTATGAAGCTGTCTGCGGCAGAATCATATTTCAAGACCTTCAGCAACGATGATACTCAACCTGATGTCGTTGTGGCTAAACAATCAGATGACCCTTACACCCAAAAGCGAAAGGAACGGAAGAGTGTTAAGTTCGTAGAAATCCCTGTTCTTGTCAAGACAAAATACAGAGATTTTGCTGTGCAAACTGAACTCTCCCAATCTAAGATAATCACCACGACCCCAAAGTCACATGGCAGTTCGTCATCCCTGCCTAAGGTGGTTTTACCACCGCCGCCGGAGCTTCCTAGACCCCAAAATCCCACCGTCAGTTTACCTGTCGTCGGGAAGGAAGAAGTGTACAAGTGTGTTCCTGCATTCACCTTTACTCTTAACGGGCACGAAGCGTTGATCAGAGCCGGTAAGGAAGGGCAATCGCATCGCAGTGTGTTTGTCAAAGAGTACCCTGATTGGCCGAATCGTGTCTCTACAGACGCATTCAAAGCGATCAGGAACGATTTTTGCCAGGAACCCGGTCAGTATCAGGATTTTGATCGACAATACAAGAACACCACCACCCAAGAAACGTTGATGGGTGATCATATCGTCGTTCATTTTAAAAAGCAAGGTGAGGCTCGAAAGATTAACTTCAAATCGAGATCATCTTCTAGCTTGGATGAGGCAATCAAGCTACGCCGACGAAGTTTAGAAGAAGCGGAAAAGGATTTCAAAGCACCAAGATCCTTCAAAAAGGCTAGGGATTCCACCCAGTCAGACATTGAAGAGAATCCAGGCCCTGCTTCTTCTTTCAAAAGGCCCTCAAGACCTTCCAAGAAAATACAGAGAGAATCGGATGAACAGTTGATCGCGTTCCACCCGACCCCTGGAAGAGGAGATGATTCGCCGACAGGTTCGTATGTTTCAACGAACACTGGTTCTTTATTAGTCGAGAACTTTCGATTACAAGAGGCGTCGCCTGAAACAACCAAACCGGAGCAAGACCCAGACCTGATCTTATCACCTGACAAACTATCAAGGCATTATAGATCAAAGTCTGAACCTAACCTCAGATTGGACGATCCCAAGACAGGAGAATTCATTGAGTTCTCCTTTGATAATCCAATCAAGCAGTTCAGGAGGCCGAGGGATTCTTCAATGTCCGATATTGAAGAACACCCAGGTCCCATAACTTCGAGAGGAAAGGACAAAGTAATAACCACTCCAGGTACTGCCTCAGAGATTGGAGAATCATCTGATATAATGACAAGGGGCAGAAGTCAATCTCCACATCATTCCTTGCGGAATCGTTCCAGATCACGATCTATTGGAGCGTCCATCCGAAGCGTGTTTACGAACGTCGAAGATGAAGCAAAGGTCTCAGTGCATCTTGGGTTTAATGCACATATAGTAAAAAAATATAACCCGCCTGAACAAACTTGGTTCGAGAAGAAATATGACCATGCGTACGTTGTTGGTCATTTACCTAAGGACAATCTTTGGAGTGCACAAAGCCCTTTACCTTTGTGGTCGGCCAATTTCTTTTGCGAATCACAGCGAGTGATGGACAAAACAAATTGGTCTAAGCATAGGTTTGATCACACCAAGGTAGCGGATGTCGTTTCGTTTATCAACACTTTCTTTCAAACCCAAAGTGAGACAGTCGTCGACAGCTATACCATGGTAGCACTAGCCACAGGCCTTAAAACTCGATACGCTTGCCCGGCTGATAAAATGGGGCACGCCATAATGATAAAACCCGAAACGAAAGAGATTATCTATTACTATACAGCCAATCCGGATAGTGAGACAGAGAATCGACTTTGGTGGGGTATGAATGGTTATCATATGGTGCATGGAGGGAAAAGATTGAATCAGTTTCGTTTCGTTCGGGAACGAGCAAACCGAGATTTGGCTAGATACTACAAAACTCGAGAAACTGATCCTTATCTTTGGACTGATGAAGAAGTTTTGGCGGCTGAAGCGAAGAGAGGAGGAGAAAGCACTGGTTTTGTAACACCGCATTGCGAATCGCCAACTCAATCAAATCGTCCTTGTTTTAAATGCCCACCTTGTCGCAGTTACAAGCTGGCACTTGACTTGGAAACTTGGATTATTTGGTTTTACTTTTTGATTTGCAGTGTAGTGACAGTGGTTACTTCATTCTATTCGTCATTCTTCTGGCCAGATTTTGATGAATCGGATCATTTTGACGGGCTAACAGAAGGTCACACTGAAATCCCAGAAAGCAAGGAACAAAGTGACATTGAAAATACCCTGTTGGTTGCCGCGTTCGGGACAAGAGGAGATCAAGTGCCAGTGAAGTATTTCGCTCGACTTGCTGCCAAGTTTGGAGTCAAAACCCACTTTCATACTTACCATTCGATGAGTTTGGAAGAAATCCAGCAGTTAAAGGAAGGAAATATGTTCTCTCTACTTCCTTCTTACCTTAAGTTATCGTATGCAACCTGCCTAGGTTACAAGAAGGTCTTTGTACCTCACATAGAAGTTGACAGATCGTTGGGCTTAACATACAATTTATCCCCTGGTCCGAAGTGGATAAATCCAATCAAGTATACCGAAACCAACGCACGCCTTTCCCTGTTTAATAAGTTACAAGTGTTCTGGGCAACCAGACTAGCAAGTGTATTTAGTCCTGACGTACGCATAGGGGCGCTTTCAGGGTGCCAGTTGCCTCGCAGCCATGACGGATATAGATTGTTGAAAAGAAAACACAACTTTAAAACAGGAGCAGTTGGTTGGCTAAGTGGATCGGCATCCGAGGATGTGATCCCTTCTTCTATTCGAGAAACCTGCATTCAAGTTCCAGACGGAGATCACCTGCAAACCATGCGTAGGTTCGATAAGATCCATATGCATGGTGGGGCAGGAACAGTCCAAACCGCACTTGCGGCAGGAGCCATGGTTGAAATCCATGACAAGTTGATCGACCGAGACTATTTGCAGGTTCCAATACCTTTCGATTTTAAACAACCGTCTATCTCGGTGTACATGGGATGGTTGATTTGTTCTGGGTTCAAGGTCGACGCGTTACTGGAAGTTAAGTGCATATGGGTATTGTCGTATCTATTTCGACAATTGCCTAGATACGTGTTCCACACGGCAGTGTGGGCGGCCAAGTTATACACAATAGGCACCTACCTCTGGGAAAATTGGTCCTTGATCCTTCTCCTCTTCTTTTCGGTTAACATGATCTTTTGGAAGATTTTGTTCAACACGGTATCAATTTCGACGTTGGCTCGGGTTTCATTGAACATTGCCCTTGAGTTCCCAGCGGTGTGTTTGGTAAATTCAAAAACGAGATACGTAGCCTTAATGATCTGCAGCCGGTATCTTGTGACTCATGGGTTACAAGACTTCGCAAACAAGCGTATGCAAACCATGGAGCTCGTTTTTGAACCTATTGAACGGGAGGGCTTTAAGTTCTGGTTCCCGTTTGGGCACTGGTCACTCAGGGATAAAAGAACAGGTCTGTTCTACGAAGGAAAATTTGAAAACACGAGTCGGCAAGCTCTGGGTGATCCTTTCCTTCTGAAGGAGATTCGAAGAGATTTCGCACCAGGTGCTCGTGTATTTCCTTGCCCGTTTAATCCCGCAGTAGCAAAGAAGATGGCTCAATCTAAGTCTGTGGCTCCATATTCTGGAGTGCACAATTGTGCAACAATGTCTCTCAGATTAACGTCCACCAGGTCATTGACCTGGACATTAATCTTGACGCCAATAGTTGCGACCTTGACCGTAGTCTACTTTTTCCCTGATTACTTGATCGGGTTTTGTAAGTTCCTGTGGCCGCACAAGGACGTACGAGAAACTTGGCCTTATCAAGCCCTTGCTTTTGCTGCCGGGATCGAACAAATACCCTTGGAACCTTTGGAGGTAACGGACGAAGAGCAGTTAATTACTGGAGTTGACGACCCCCCAACTCCTTTTTCTTTGGTGAACCCAGATGGGTTTAAATCTCTGGTTGAGGAGATCGTCGTGATCAAGAGAAACATTGAGTTGCTGAATCTGGACACTATTGATTCAGATGACCTACAAGAAGTTGCAGAGAGAGCCCTTGATCACGAGCTTTTGAGTGTTGAAATTCCCACTGACTCCATGTTACAAGTTCAGAAGATCCCACCATATGTCAAATACACGTGGGCGGAAATTGTGGAAGGAATCCATCATGCAATTTCTTTCCTTAGGCACAACCCATTTATTGATGCGTTCGTATCATGGCTTAAGGGCTTGGCTGGCTCCTTGTTGGAGTTCAGCGCTCCATTGCTTGAAATCATGGGCTATCTGTTGTCATTGGCCCATGGGTATTCAAAAATGGCCTTTCAGCGTGTTTTTGAGTGGGTTTGTCATTTGATGGACTACATGTGGGGTTTGGAAGCATCAACCAGAGTGAAGACAGTCTGGGGACTAACCGGTCTGCACCGAACAGGATTGTTAGGTGCAAAGGCAAGACTTGCCGCCAGTATTGCATTCTCTGGGTACACTGGAAGATCAGATTTTCAGTCAGATTACCAGAGATTCTGTGATTCAATATCTGAGACAGGCAAGAAGGTGGGAGCAACCCACACCAGCAAACTAGGCGGCCCACAAAGACGACCCGTTCGCTATTCAAAGCCACTCATGACAAAAGAACAAGCAGAAATCATGGGTTTCAAGGAAGGTGAATATGCGACAGATGAGATTTATTCAGCCCGCGTCCAAGAATATTCAGATGAAGGAACTCCTCAGGGTGGAGACGGTGTCTTTCTCGCAGACAAGTTTCCTGAGTTGATTTCCAAGTCACAGCATAGGTATGAACCAAAGTATGCTGAACTTTCATCAGATGATCGTAGGATAGCTGAAGAAGTGGCCATCGCCTTAATAGAACAATACCCGACAGTTTTCAAAGATTGTGATATTATTACACCAGGATCCGTGTACAATTACATCAAAAAGAAATACTCCCCGGGCACCCCATTCATCAACGACAAAACCTTCAAATCAAGACAGGCAATGTTTGACGCCGGTTATGACAAAGTGATAAAGCGGAGGGGAATTGAACAGTTGGAATCAGGTGAATATCCTGTTCAATTCTATCATGCTTTCGTCAAAAGTCAAGTGGTTGATATTCGCAAATGCTTACCTGTGGGGGCAGGTGGCAAAGGGAAAGACGTCCGTACTGTTGTTAGTCAAGACCTCTTTTCATATATGGTTGACCAGGTTGCACAAATCGAGCGAAATAAACGTGACATATGGTCCGTTTACGGCGCGGGAATTGGAATGCCTCTCAATCAGACTATGGAATTAGTTTTTAACAGGATGATGGACGACAGAAAAGAAAGGGGCGGGTATTACGTCGAGGCCGACGCAACCGCTTTCGATTCCTATTGCGATAGAATCCTCTTTGAAGTAAATGCCAACTTGTGGAAGTACGGGTTTAAAGATCACCCTTCGGGAAATGGTAAAAATATAGCTTCGATTCTCAAAGCATCATATGACTCAAGACAAAACTGCTGGATCATAGGGGTTACTGAACCAGAGTACCCCAACATGACAGTATGTGTCCCGGACAAGGACACAAAAGCAATTTTGGCCAACAAATCATCAAATGTTGCATTGCTGAGCGATTTTGTAGATTTCAACATCTTCCAAAAACTCAGTACAAAAGACAAGCTAGATTATGTCCATAACCTCAAAGTTCCAGAAGGGTTGACTTTGGTCACGTGGGACCCCAAGTACAGGCCTTTTAAAAGTGGATGGATGGGAACTTTCGAATACGGTGACATCAACGAGGCAAGAAAACGATTCTTCGAACACCAAACCTGGATCTACGATCCTTCGAATCAAAAGGATTTGGTGAGAGACATCCTAGCAATAGCAAATACAGACAAGCGGCTGTTGTCCAATGTCCACCCCAAAAATAGGGGAGGTAGCACTGGAGGCTCAGACACGTCGTCGGTTAACACCCATGCCTTCAAGGCAGGGGTAATAATTGCTTGGATGAAAACAACTGGAAGAAGCGCCAAAGAGTTCTTTACATATAATACTCTTTACAACACGTCTGATGACACTATATGGCAATCAGGTGGCACTTTTGGTCTTAAAACCCCGGAACAAATTCAAATATTTCAAAGACATGCTGCAGATGTAGGGATACATCTGACTCTAAATTTTAGCAAGTCGATTGACAAGATTGAATATCTCTCGAAATTTGTTCGCAACCCGACACCTGAAGATTCAGAAACGCTTCAGATGTGGAGAAAAGTCAAGATCAAAAACCTTCGCCACCGATATGAACGACTCGGAATTGAATTACCTAACGATGCGTTATCGGTATTCAACAATCCGAGGAAAATGGTAGTCCAAGATCCAGTTGCTATTTTGCAACGTCGGATAAATTTTCGATACTACCAATCCTCTGTCCGGACATGGAGATACACCTCAGCGCAAAGAGGTGCAGGCCAAGCCATGGTGACGGCTTTCCAACCTACTCTTTATGCGAAGTTCGCAAAAGAATGGTGTGAAGACGTGAACCATCTTCTAGACAGAGAAAATATACACAGAAAATATGTTTTGCGTGACGGACAATTCGGTTTGATGGAAGTCCAGAATATTGATCCCAGGTCAACAATCCAAGCTCTCTCTCCTCGTCAAAAAGCATTCTTAGAATGGTTGAAACAAAACAATTATCCTAGTTACTACAGAGTGATTGACATCCACATGAATGTAAAGAAGGTGGACCCTGAAGCACATTCAAGGTTCCTTCGCAAATTGGAGAAGGGCTGGAGAGGATGGGAACAGGTTCTCAGAGAAAGTGTAGATGGTTTATTTGCGTTTACAGACATGATACCTGATGAGTGGTCAAAAAAATTTCAACCAGGCATCGAGATGTTATATGCAGAGCAACCGTTTTACACTAAAAACCATCACGTAGAAAGGTTCCTGATGTTGCGTTTACTTGAAGAAAGCAAGCCAGAGGACATCACATTCCACGATTTTAGTGGAAGGGTAAAAGAAAGTCCTTACGCAGCTTGTTGCGACCAGTACCATTTTTGGGAAAAGTGGCAACAAGAAGACTTCAAAAAGCAACTCTTACAGGAAGACACCGTCAAAATCCAAGGTTTGGTTATGTGGATCACAGCATTCTACTGGATATTATCGTATTTCGAGTGGGCGATCATGGGAACTACAATAGGTATATTTTACAAGCTCTACCTTTGGACCTTCATAGGTCAAAGCAAAATATACGGCATTCTAGGAACACTGTACTGGCACAGTGCAGGCAGGTCTTCCCGTGAGATATCTCAAATGATGCCAAGAGATATGTACATGGTATCTAAGAGATTCTGTTCATTCTTGGCCGATTTTATTCCAGAGGAATTGGGCTACATGATGTTAATACCTTCTAAACTTATTGATATGTTGCCTCCTTTCTTGGAGGCAGTCGGTAAGTTTTGGTATGTAGCAGGAGAAGTGAAACAACAACCAACAATTAATTCATCCAAAGAAAATCCTTGGTCAACATACGCGGATGAATATATCGATCACCTACGTAAGAGCCCCACCAAACGCGCATACGTAGCAGCAAAAACAAGTACCGGAAAATCCACCATGTGGATAGCAGCATTGTGGGCAGCAAGGAACCGCAAGCAGGTGAGAAAAATTTGGCTCGTGGAACCTCGGAAACTCCTGAGAGACAATACACATATACCTTTCAACATACCAACCCAAATATTGAAAGCTGGTGTCCGTGCGGATCCAACTGTCAGCATTTACAAAGCAACGTATGGTCATATGATCTCAAGACTATTTGAGATCGACAATGAAAAGGATATTGTATTATTCGATGAGTTTCACGAGGAACTAGGAGAAATGATCAGACTTTTGTCTGACTGTAAAGCCCCTGTTTTTCTACTATCAGCAACCCCAGTCGAGGTCCCTTCCATAATAAATTCACCATTCCTGACACCCAAGATTGACAGGCGCCATCCTATTACAGTGTATAAAGTTGACGACACAATGGGCGTGGTGGAAATGTTCCAGGAAGCAGCCAACAGGCATCCTGAATTCATGGATCGGGTCCTAATCATAGTTCCAACCCACAAGATGTGCGAAATGGTAAAATCTGGGTTAGAATACCTAAAAGTTGATGTAACTATCCTCAGCTCAAGGCAGAGGGTGGTCCCGGAAAAAGGTTGCATAGTCGGTACTCCTTATGTGGAGACGGGCGTTGATATTCAACCTCCAGTGAACGGTGTTATTGATTGCGGCAAAACAAATGTCATTCATAAAGGCATTCATCAATACCCTTTTCCTTGGACGTCAAAAGACACCAACAATCAGAGAATCGGCAGGGCAGGTCGATTAAAACCAGGTTTCGTCATCCAACCAAAGTCTGCAGGTACAGGCGAAAGGACAGTTACATACCCATCTCCAAATATGTTCCAACATGAATCTGTTGCAAAACATTTTAGAGTACCAGTTTTAACTTCAGTGGAAGCCCCAGTGGTCCAGGAGTTCCCCTTCTTGCATGTGAACTATGCCGTTTTGAAGACACGTCAGATCCAAAGATCGGTCGTTACTATTCACGCCATAGCTTTAAGCGGAGTCATTCAAGAAAACTGGGAAGAGTTTTACACGAAATTACTGTTGGGCAAGTCACTCGGTGAAGACTATGAACAACTGACACGTGTTTTTAATAAGTCAACGTGGAAACGTGCCAATTTATTGCCTTATGTTCAGGCGATGTATTGGCTTTCCACACCACGTGCAGTCAAGTATAGTATCGAGGGAAAAGATAGATGGTGCAAACCTCTTTCGCCAATCGACGGTCAATGGATTGAACTAGAAGATTCACCAACTAAACGTCTCCATATTAAAGAAGAGAAATCTTTGGTTGAGCCAAAGATTGCCAAATTGCAGAAACAACTGGACAAGTTGACTTCAGCACTTCTTTCGCGTGCAAAAACGCAAGGGGACGTTGAATTGCCAAAGCTTATTGAAGCACTAGCATAATCAATCAACGGAGTAAACCGTAAATCAATTGAAAATCATGAACCTTACAACCCGGATCAATGTTGTAAGCCTTATTAGTTCGGACCCCATTATAGCGGGGGCACTTTGCTCTTTGTTACAGATGGTCATTAGCCAGCTTGCCTTACAGGCCAGAGCTTCCGTCCTTAAAACTGTTAATTCAGTACTAATTCATGACATTTTATTCTTTTAAATGAACGGGCGATCTATCCCGTAGTGTAAACATACCCTTGCGAGGTAACAATCCTTGGTTATGCGCCTAATAGATAAGAGGCACTCAGGGCTGCAATGCCACTGTTTTAACTATTGGATGGTTTTATATTACGGTTGCTGCGAAGGAAAACGTTTGCTAAGTTCTTTGTTACGAGAACAAACCAGCGTCCAACTTCAACATGCAATTTAGATATATGATTTCCATTCATTTAGTCCCTTCTTTCTTTTGTTCTTTGTCACTCGTTACACTAGAATGACGTTCAGTCGACAGTGTTGGCCGTTTGCCAGCACGGGCACCCCTTCATTCAACGGAAACACGTTATTGTAACCGCTGTTTAGCCAGAGAGGACTTAACGACTGTGACCGGTCGGGGGAAC